TAGAAATTATAAGAACTCTTGTAAAAGAAGAAGTTCATAATACACTACCTCAACTTTTGATGGAGGTTCTTGCCGAAAAACTAACAGGACAAGAAGTTTTGACGGAAAAGGTCGCAGAGGATCCAAAAAGAAAAGTAAACGTTGGATTAGAAGCTCCAGTTAAACAGGTACCAACCCAAGCACCAAAAATATTTACAAAAAATCCAATATTGAATCAGATATTGAACGAAACTGTGGGTGGTGTTCCACAAGAAGCTGAATCAACGGGCACTTCTACGTTAGATGTAATTAAAACATTGCCACAGGAAATGCTAAATGAGAACAAAGATGTGGCGGCAGTTGCAAACGCTCTAACTAGAGATTATTCAAAACTTATCAAAGCGGCGGACGAAAAAGCAAGAGCAAAGCGTCCAGCATAATAAATGGCAACAGCAACACAAACTTTTGGTATAACTCTTCCCATATCACATGGACCACAGGGCTATTTTAACCAAAGTTACAGTGCTCTTGAGCAAGTAAAATCAAATATTAATCTGTTGATCAGAACTAAAAAAGGTGAGCGTAGAATGAACCCAGAATTTGGCTCTGGGCTTTGGAGTATATTGTTTGAAAACTATACCGATGATATATCTCCTATCGTGGAAAGTACCATTCGTTCTGATATAAAGCGTTGGATGTCTTACGTGGATATTCAAAAAATAGAAGTTAATACCGAAAACACGGAATATAAAGACAAATACAAAGTTGGAGTAAAAGTCACATTTACAGTTCCAAGTGTTGGAATAACTCAATCTCAGACACTAGAACTAGCCATGAACACCAGCAACATATGATATTAGATACACCAAAGTCATTTCAACCAGACAAAAAAGATATCAAATATCTCAACAAAGACTTCACTCAACTAAAACAGTCTTTGGTGGATTTTGCTAAAACATATTATCCAAATACATATAAAGATTTCAGTGAAGCATCAACAGGCATGATGTTTATAGAAATGGCGGCATATGTAGGAGACGTATTATCATATTATATAGACTATCAATTTAAAGAGTCTATGTTAGTAAATTCGGAGGAACGTAAGAACATTATAGATGCCGCCAAGTCCATGGGATACAAGGCAAAAACAACTACGCCATCAGTTACCAGATTGGATGTATATCAACTTGTTCCAGCAAAAACAAGTGAATCGGGAGAAATGGTACCTGATTTAAATTATTGTCAGATCATTAAGCCTGGTATGACAACCACGAGTGATAGCAACGTATCATTTTTAACAAATGCTCCCGTAGATTTTACTGTTGACACCAAGAATGATCCATTGGAAGTATCTGTATTTCAGAGAAATGCGGCGGGACAACCAGAATTTTTTGTATTAAAAAAGAGCGTCGATGCATTTTCGGGTCAAATATCGACGAAAACAGTTTCTGTTTCTAGTCCTATTCCGTTTTATAAAATATATCTTGATGATACGAATGTGATAGAAGTGTTGGATGTATATGATTCCGATGGCAACCGCTGGTATGAAACCGAATATCTCGCCCAAGATTTGGTTCCAGTAGATTACGAAAACATATACAAAAACGATATGACATTATCTGCTTATAGAGATGTCGCTCCATTTCTACTTCGCTATTTACGTACATCTAAGCGATTTGTTACAGGGGTTGACGCGGATAATACAACTTTCTTGGAATTTGGTTCTGGTACAAGTATCAAAGATGACGAACTTATTGTGCCAAACGCTTTCACTGTAAACAAAATTGCCACTTTTAAATCAGAGAATATATCATACGACCCATCAAACTTCTTATCGTCAAAAGCATTTGGACAAGCTCCATCAAACACAACATTGACTATACGTTACGTTGGTGGTGGCGGAATAACCAGCAATGTCAATGCAAACAGTATCAAAAATATCAGTAGTATTGAATTTTTTGGTGACTTGACCGAAATGGGATTATTGGAACTAAACCTTACCAATCTTGTTCGTCGTTCGGTAAGAGTAAATAATCCAATACCCGCAACCGGCGGTAAGGATGCCGAAACAAATGATGAAATACGAAATAATGCTTTGGCAAACTTTGCTGCTCAAAACAGGGCAGTAACACAAAAGGACTATGAAGTTAGAACATTTGCGATGCCTTCCAAGTATGGTTCGATTGCAAAAGTATATGCAGTAACAGATACGCAACTTGATATCGCAAACATACAAGCTAAACCGCAAGCCATGCAGACAAGTAGTTTGGCACCCGGTCAAGTAAATACAGTAGATCCCGACAAAAACAATCCGTTTGCCATCAATTTGTATATACTATGCTATGATAGCGACCAAAGATTAATATCCTCGAATGAAGCGGTTAGAACAAACTTAAAAAACTATATAAACCAGTATAGAATAATGACCGACAGTGTCAATATTATGGATGGATATGTGATCAACGTTGGCGTTGATTTCGGTATTATCGTCTACAAGAACTATAATAAACGAGAAGTATTAGCAAATTGTTTAACGATTGTTCAACAATATTTTGATGTTAATAATTCTCGTTTTTGTCAACCAATAAATCTCAGCAGGCTTGAATTGGAAATTGCTAAAGTTGATGGAGTTCAGTCGGTGACTCAACTACGAATAAAAAACTTGACATTAAAAGACGGAGATTATTCACCGTATGAATATGACATATCAAAAGCAACTGTTGATAAGGTTGTATATCCGTCGATTGATCCATCTGTTTTTGAAGTTAAATATCCAACCAAAGATATCGTTGGTCGTGTAAGCTAAACAATATATGCATCACTTCTTATATCCAACCAAAGACACTTTTATAACCAACTTTCCGACCTATATTCAAAAAAATATGGGGTTAGACGAAATACTGGAAGTCGAAAAAAGAATTTCTGGACAAAGTTGTTCCAGTACATCCACGTTTCCAGTTTTGATGTCATACACAAGTTCAAGTTTGGAATTATTAAGCGGTTCGATGTCTGCCTCTTTTAATTCTGGTTCGACGGATCCAAGAGTTGTATCAAGTTCATATAAGTCAGTTTCTGGTCCAACTACTAACGGTGCAGTGCTATCTCGTGCGTTGCTACAATTCGATCTTTCCGAAATATCGCAATCAATAGTGGCCAGAACTATAACAAGTCCAAAGTTTTTCTTGAATCTTAAAATATGCGAATCACAGGAAATTCCTGTTAGATATGCTTTGGCTGCGTATCCCGTGTCCCAATCTTGGGCAATGGGAACTGGATACAAATACGACGAAGCATCTACCTCCGATGGTGCAAACTGGAAGTTTTATAATGCGGATCAATCGCAAAAATGGTGGAATACAGGATCTCTGACAGATTGCAGTGGAGGTGGTGTTTGGTGGCTTGATAGTGCCTCAAAAGCTTCTGGTTCTGGTTATGCAGAATATCCAAACATCAGTCAATATAACCCATTTCCGGATTGTCCGACTAGCAGCTATGTTCCTCCTGCCACATCAAGTATAGTTTCGACTGGTTCGTATGCGTGCTATCAGTATTTTGATTATCAATCGTCCGATGTTCGTATGGATGTTACCGCAATTGTAAATGCGTGGTTGACCAGAGCCATACCAAACGAAGGCTTTATTCTATTGCATAGTGATGAGTCAAGTTCTGTTGATTATGGGACGTTGAAATTCTTCAGCAAAGAAACCAACACAATATATTCACCATATCTTGATGTATGCTGGTATGATTCAACAATAAATACTGGCAGTGCGGACCCAATTCAACTTCGTGACGCGGTTGTCACGATGAAGAACATGTCACAAGAATACAAATTCGGTTCTATAGTTCGCATGGATGTAACATCAAGAAAGCGTTATCCAGTAAAAACGTTTACTAATAAGTTGTCGGACTATCTTGCTCCATACTATCTACCATCGTCTAGTTATTATCAAATCAAGGACGCGGAAAGCGAAGAAACAATACTGCCATACGACGACTTCACTCGTTTAAGTTTTGATACACATG